AATTAGCTGATTTATTTGGAGAAAGTGCTACAAGAAGTGGTGAAGATGAACAGGGTAATAACGTTAACAACAATGTTAATGGTAATGTTAACGTTGATGAAGATGAAAACATTAATGAAAACGTTAATGAAGAAGAAAATGGTAACAATAATCCAAAAGAGCCAGAAGTTAAAAAGAAAGCAAATGAAGATATCCTCGAATTATTAAAAGACAACAATGATAAAAAAGTTGTAGGATTTCATTTAGATAAAGATGTTCGTGATGCTTTTCAAAAGCTATTAGGTAAAAAACCAAAACGCGGAGATCAATCAAAAATTGCAAATAAAATATTCCGTGATTTCTTTGAAGAACGAGGTTTATTATAAGTCCTACATTTGTAGGGCTTTTATTTTTGTTAATGATTACGTTAAAAATAATGTAAATGTTATTGTTAATATAAACATTAATATTAACGTTAATGTAAAAACCCCACGACTAAGTAGGGTTTTCTTAGGATTTAACCGCTAATGTATCCATGAAATCATGTATAGATGTCGCTTGAAAGATACGCAAATTGGAGGAATTTAAGTCGTATTTCTTTTCAGTAATTATTAAAATCGATGGAAAAAATTTAGAGTCTTTCGGTTGCCAGGACTCACTATGCCATTCTTGACTGTGGAAGTATAATTCATACCTGTCTATTTTATCTTGCATAATCTTTTTACTGTAAACCGACTTCTGGACTTCAATAAAGAATGGAGATCTACGCCATATTGTAAATGCATCGGGCTCCATATAATCTTTTCCGTATTTCGGTTCAACTCTAAATAGTTTAGGTTTTTCATAATGTATAAGCTGTTTGTATACGTCCACAATACCGAGGAAGTGGGGAATCTTTTGGCTAGTTTTACGAAGTGTACTAGGTTGAGGGAAATATATAAATGGCTGCTGCGAAATATTGGCATCCACATGACCATCTCTTCTTAATCGTTTCATCACTGTATTACAGCAAGTAACTGCGTTTTTCACTCCATGAAAATGTAAATCTATAATATCATCACGAGACATACATCTGAAACGGCTCAAATCACTTAGTATCGCTTTATCTCTATTCCTCATCTTCTAACACCCCGAACAATGGAATCTCTTCTTGTGGAGGAATATGAAGCGTTATATCCTCTTTTGGTATGCGATATGGTTCAACAATCTGTTTCGCCTTACTTAATTCTAAATAAGGAGCTTGCACTTTCTTTAATCCATTTAGTTTTAACATCATTTGGCCTGATTTCTCCAAGTGTTCTGAACCAGGTGTACCCATGATATTGCTATTAATCGTACTATCACATTTAAAGCCCATTCTTACTGTCATATTGAGCTTTAACTTACCATCTAATACTTTTGCATCTGGTCGTTGCATACTAAGCATAAGAAACACCCCCAGTGATCGGCCGACTGCTGAAATCTTTTCAATTGTAGTCATACATTCTTTTTCATCTTGCAGCATTGCTACTTCATCGATCGCTAATAAAATATATGGTTTCTGATTATCGGGATTCAATTTGTTATATTCATCAATATGATCCACTTCATACTCTTCCATCAACTTTCTACGTTCGCGTATTTCCTTCCACACTTTCTGCAACATTATCTTCATTTCGATTTCTTCCATGCACACTTCTTTTACGTGTTTCACTCTTCGCAAGAAATGAAATTCAGAGTTCTTTAAGTCTCCTAAGTACAAATGTAATTTATCAGGTGACATGCATTGAATAAGTGTGGACAGAACAACACGTACCATACTACTTTTACCACTACCTGTTTCTCCTGCTATCAGCAAATGTGGTGTATTGGCTTCAACCATATCGTACACAATCATATTGCCTAATTGGTCACGACCCACCACAATAGGAAGACGATGTTGTTTTAGTAACGGCTGCCACTTCTTATAACTGTAGTTGTATTGTTTTAGTCCTGCATCTGAATGAAATACATTTAGTACAAACTTTTTAATATCGCCCTCAATCGCTACATTACGACCTAATATTTGTTGAAAACAAAACCATTTCTTTTCGATGGTCTTAGGATCCAAACCATTTGGAATGGTGAATATATATCTAACACTTCCTTGTGTGGAGGAAATGGCATGTATCTTTGGATAAATTGGAACTTTGCCACCCCTTGTTTGATGGTCCACGTATAAACCTGCTTTTCCAAATACCTCTATAAGTTGATTCTTTAAACTTTGTTTATGAAGCCATTCTTTGATGATTCCCATGCGACACCTCCTAGAACATGATTAAGATTTTGATAAACACATAACCAATGAAACAAACTCCACCTATCCTCATTCCGTGATACATTCCATCACTTAAAAGTTTAGCTGCTGCAACGTGATCATTTTTTACAAGATGCTTTTCTAATATCGCCCCACCAATTGTTGTTGCTCCTAAAACTCCCAATGAAATAAATGTTGTTAACATATAAAACTCCCCTTTATAAACAGAATTTAAAATCCTGATGATACATAGGTTTATCGCCCTAATACCTTGATAGTATTACTTTGATAGCTAACTTGATAGCTACTTTGATAGTACAAATACTAGTTACCTTGATAGCGATTAAGCTATTTACTTTGGTAGCTGCTTTGATAACAAGTTTGATAGCTACTTTGGTAGCGACCTTGATAAAGCATATGGTGTACAGCTTGGACAATTTCTTATTTTTTTGCATTAGTTTAAAAAAGTAAGAAATAGGTCAAGATGTGGATGAGGTGATAAACGTGTTTGGATTGGGGAAAAAACGCACAAAATTTGGTCACTATCTTGATCGGAATGGAATAGCACAAATTGAATTAGAAAGAACATCGAAACTAAGTACAGCGACAATTTCTAAAGTGTGTAATGATAAAAAATATAGACCGAAGTTTTCAACGATAATTCAAATTGTTAAGGGATTAAAAAAGTTAGGTAAGAATATAGATGAACATGATTTTTGGATGTAAATAAAAAAAGCCGCCCAACAGGACGGCTCTTGTTTTTATTATTTAATATATTCGTACCACCAGTTTCTTTCATCCATCCAAGCTGTAATCTTATCAAGTTCACCGTTCGGCAATACTTCAGTTTGTAAGTACGCTAGGCCAGTTAATGGATCAGAAACAACTTTCCCTTTAGTTCCACGATCGTTCATAGCATTTAGAACTTCTTGAGTCATCGAAACACCGAAACCACCGGATTTAACATACTGATAGCCACCATTATTCACGTTGCCACCTCCATTTTGAATAGCTCTACCCACAATAACTTCAGCTACCGCTTTAGCGGCTTTATCAAAGTTATCACGGTATTTTTGCATATCCACTTCATTATCGATAAAGCAAATTTCAGGAAGTAATCCTGTTTTTGTTTTATTAATCCACCCTAACTCAGTAGAAAATTTGATTCCTCGATCTCTTAATCCAAACGCATCAGCCATGGCTTTTGAAATTGCCGCTGCTAATTCCCTGTTGCCATATTCAGGATGTAGCCAAACCTCACAACCTGTACCTCCTGGAGTTGCGTTTAAATGAAACTGTGTATCTACATCGCTATCTTTCACGCGTAAATGATTATTTGCTGCATTGCTCCAAACTGCGGTTTTTGTTGTTCCAACTTCATCTGAACAGTTCACATATTTCCACCCTGCTGCTTGTACATACTTAGCAACAGCATCAAGAAATTTTCTATCCTCCACATGTTCTTTCCCATAAACACTATTTGCGCCTTGTACAATACTATTGTGACCACCTGAACCTGCGAATTTACCCATTATTGAACATCTCCTTTTTTCTCTTCTTGTTTTTGTTTACCGCCCAAAACTTCAACTGCGTTTGTCAAAGCTTGTGGAAGGGGAATTCCCATGCGACCAGCATTTTCTAAGAGTGAAAGCAGCTCATTCCCAATAAAGAAAAAGATTGTTGCTTCACGAATAGCACTATTTGTCCCTATGGCTGCATCAGCTTGAGTAGCTGCTCCGACCAAAAGAAAAAGCACCACCTTTTTGGCGATGCCTTTGAATCCCACTTTACTTTTTAATTCCCCATTGAATCCCGCAGCGAATACTCCTGTGATATAGTCGATAGCTGCCATGATTAGTAGAACCCTCAATGTTGTATCCCACCCACCCAAGAAATACCCGCAAAAACCACCGAAAGTAGCTATGAATGTTTTCATTAATACATCAATACGATCCATCTTTTCACTCCTTTCAAAATAAAAAAAGGAACACGCTATGTGTCCCTGTACCTAAGCTGTATTTCATTTAAAATTTTTTAAAAAAGAAAGACGATAATCATTATTTATGAAACTCTAGTATTAATATCAGTTGGTTTAGATTTATATGTTTTTTGGAACGAACGCTTTATTTTATTTGTGAACCAGACCTCTATTAAACGATGTGATATGTGAGCTGCTATAATTGCTAAAATTAAACTAGCTATTCCAAAGAGAATAATACTTAGATACTCATTGTTAATCAAATTTTTCATCTTTCCAGAACTGAATATAACTTTTAAAGGAAACATTGCAAATGGATGAATTAGATAAAGGCTGTAACTAATTGTACCTAAGTATTGAAAAACTTTATTTCTTAAAATGTTTGATAGTAATCCTTCTTCATTTACAGCTACCCAGAATAACAGTGTGCTAAAAATTAATGGTAAAATAGCAAGATTATTATTGGAATCATACAAAAGAAATGTTAATGTCAATAAAATGACACCGTTTAATGCATAATATCGTTTATACACATATCTAAAATTAATATGATTATAAGAATAATAAACTAACGCTCCTAGTGCAAAGAAAACAGCTGTGTGATGATTATAAATTATAGTTAAAGAGATAAATGAAAGAATTATTATTCCTGAAACTCTAAGGATGTTATTTTTAGCTTTGAATATAACAAAGAAAAACATTGAAGATACAATATAAAAAGTAAATTCATAACTTAAAGACCATGCGTTTTTTTGAGCTATTGGCAAATCAAACATTCCTGGCAATAAAAAAATGTTTGAAATAAAACCTAAAATGTACTCTCTCAGGTTCACGTTTCCTAACCATTCGTAGTTGATAAATGGTCCGAATAGAAAAACAACAAGGTGTAAACATAAGAACACAGGGTAAATTCTTATGATTCTGTTAATCATAAATTTCTTTATCTCAACATGTCTTGATAGACTTCCTATAATCAGAAACCCACTAATCATAAAGAATATGTTAACCCCCATGGGCCCAAAATTATGATAAATCCTAAAAGCGCCTTCTACTGTCCTTTCTCTAAAAAAACCACCTATATAAGCCATTCCATAAATATGATAAAAAACAACTAAAATAGCAGCTAGTCCTCTTAATCCGTGAATCGTAAGATTTTTATTCATTTTATACTCCTTTTCTCGATAATCTTCATATAATTATACACTAAATTACAAAGAAAGGGATTTTCTTAAAAAATATATATCAAGGAATCATTGCTATATAAGCCGTATTTTAATTGTATTATTTTCTTCTAATAAGTGTCAATTTATCTCCGTTTACCAATGATGAAGGAGTATACATACGAATTTTATTAGTCATTGTGCCGGCCATTGTACCATCACAAAAATAATCAATTCCATAAAATAATATTTGCCCGTTTTTGTATACATCGATAGTAGGGTTTCTTGTATTGTCTCCACCAGATCCATCTCGTTCGGGAACATAGTACTGTATATCAAATTCAACAAATGTTGTAGGTCCTGTCATATTTTTTTGAGAAACCATATTGCAACTTACATCATTACCATCAAAATACTTAAACATATTTGACGATAAATCTTGCGTATTTCCTGATTTTTTCGCAGTGTTGAACAAAAAAACAACTTCACCTTTTGCAGGTAATGTGTAGCTTGCATTGAATAATTGATGGGATTTTTCAAATGCACTTTTTGAAATTTTAACTGCTCCTAATGAAATAGTAGCATTTCCTGTAAATTCATTAAGTGCGATTCCGTAATTTGATTCAAGAGTACAGTTATCTATCGTAATATCATCCACAGAATACGTAGCGATGTTTCCTTTGTCTCCTCCGCTTACACTAATGCTATTAACTGTACCATTGATATGTTTTCTTAAGTTTACATTTGAAAATTTAATACGTTTACTAGAATGCACATAAATATGACGTTGAGAACCACCAATACCTGTAATATTAGAAAAAATAATATCAGAACAACCGTAATACGCTTTTAATGCAGTCTGTTCTCCTGCAGTTCCACCTAAACTATCTATGCGTACGCCGTTAACTACACAATTTTTACAACCATATGCAAAAGGGATTGTTGATGCTGTACCACCAGTTATCGAACCACCATTTACTGTTGCGTTAAATACGGTTGGTGAAAAATTATATCCCCTTGTATAAAAATTGATGCCTGTACAATTGTTAAAATCAATTCCATCAACATTTAAAATCGCTATGCGATCAAAGTTTTCAAAGTAACAGTTATTAAACTTCACATTTTTTGTCGTTTGTTTATAACTTACTACAGTATCAATTGTCATATCAGATTTTTTCAAACCGTTAGATGCAGGCATATAAATACCTCCACCATCACCGTTATAAAAACTAGATCGAATTATAATGTATGCTCCTTCATCAACTATGTCATAGGAGTAAGCTACACACCTCATATTATTAACTTCTATATTTTGAGAACCATCTGTACTAATAGGATTAACACTAGAGTTACCATCTATAATAAGCGGTCTTCCTACCCTAACGTTTGTACATGTACAATTATTTATTTTTGTACTACGACAATCCGTTAGAGTTATTCCTACTAAACAACGAGGGTCAGTCTTGGTTGTTAATATATTTTGAGCCATATCAATATTAACTTCCCATGTTACATTTGTAACTTTATTTAGCGTTACAAGTGAATTGATAGACATACTTGAAATAGCTTTTAAAATTCCTCTACCTGTAACTTTTCCTGACCAACCTGTCGGTAATGTAACTGCACTAGATTGATATATTCCGTCAGGGAAAATTAATGTTTTACCGTTTGCAACTCGAAACGCCTCGTCTAAAGCTGGTTTCCAATCTTCATCTGGTAGATCCTTATTTACAACAAAATTTTCGTACTCCATTATGCTAATCTCAGTTGCTTTTTTATTCAAAATCTCAATTTTATCATGGATAGCATCAGTATGTGCTTTTAATGTTTCATGAACTGTTCCATCTTTTTCGATCCTTGCTTGTGCCGCTTCTACTGAAGAATCACCTTCTATAACTATTGTATTCAATTGATTTTGAACGCTTTGCGCGATTGCTTTAGCGTCTTGTGCTTTAACTAGCGCATCATGTGCTTCTTGTGCTGCTTTGCTATTGATGTCTTGTAATGCCATTTCTCTTAATTCTTCAATTAATTGATCTAATTGAGAAATATAAGTTTTCGAAGGAATTCTATTGGTTAATGCATCAGGCAATGAAACAATGATGAAATCTTGAGTTGTAGCTTTTACAGTTGAATTTTTTTCTATTGTAAAATAGGCTTGTTTAGATTTTCCTACAGATGCGAATGTTTGTGTAGGGAATGTATATTCGAAATGCCCTTTAGCTGCATCTATTATAGTGATTCCGTTCTTATCTCTAACAGAAGTATTGTCAGGTTTAGCACATTCGAAATATACGTCACTTCCAGTTAGATTATATGGAATAAAACCGTCAACAACATATACATCAACGGTATTACTAGCTTTATCACCGACCCTTCCAGTGACAATGGAGTTTAATTGTGCGTATTGTGTTTTGTTGATATCAAGGATTAATCTGGTTTTCATAATCTATTTCCACTCCTTTGTACTCAGATTCATCAATTCTGATCTTGTTGTCCACACTAGTTTCTTCTGGGATGCCACCAGCCATGTCGAAGATACTCGATCTTGTTTTCATCGATCTAGCTAACATAGGACGTACTGACAATTCTTCATCTTTTACAATCTTGATTTCATAAGAAAATGAAATATCATTATCGCTTTCAACAATGAAGTATTTTGCATTGCGTTCAGAAACCCAAATATCACCACGTCCATACTTACTAATAAAAACGTGGTAATTACTTGTTTCGTTTTGGAAGAAAATAGGTAGATCAATCTTAACTTGTCCGTCCGTAGTTTCATCTTCTCCAATGTGGGTAAAGGTTTCGGAAGAACTCATTACACTAGACATATTCTTAGTTACATTAATTTTTGCTAACGATCTAGCGAAAGACATCGGTTGATCTATATTGTTATTAACTAAGGTTCTATTCAAAGAAGTATTTACAATCGCGTAATTATGCATATTTAATTCGCCGTATGCATCTAAATTATTCTTATGAGCAACGCTGAATACTTCGTAAAAACTACCGTTAAGCGCATAACATAACATAACTTTCGTTGCGCTACTTACTGCTAATGAAGAACCAGTTGTTTTAAAAACACCATTATTAACGATGTTTGTTCCCATTCCATCAAGTGCGACGCCGCCATTAGCGTAAAATCTCCCGTGAGAATAAGAGTAATCATCTCTAATACCCGATACAGTTATTTTGGCGTCTCCATTCAATCGCGCGAAGTCGATGCCTTGATCAGAAATTAACGCCAAACGTTTCATTCCATCAGTGTATGTCAATTCTTGAATGAAATTACGGGCTACACCGTCGCCACTATCATTAAAAATAGCTTTAGTCCTATTAAACATTAAATCCTTCCACAAGTGATTCCCTGCCATGCCGTACAAATTAGGGTTATCTACAATTTCAAAATACGGATTATAGAAATCTGTACCTTCATTGTAAACGGATAGACTTAAAAATCTATTCGGACGTATCGCGACAGATACACCTTTCATTGACGGATTATTCGCCTTACCTTGATAACCGAGAAAACCTATCATAGTTTCATCATTATCAAATATATTAAGCCTTCCCACATTATCTAATTGCATTCGTCTTTTTCCGTTAACGCGCGACTCTAAACCTTCGGGTAATAATTTAATTACGCTGCCGAATTCATTAAATCCAGTTTGTACCATTGATGCATTCAATTTACCTGTCGTTATAAAGTCAGCTACAATTGAACCGTCCATCGTCATTGCTAGTCCATATGGCCCGTTAATGCCAGTTTTAGAATACCCTAGTCCATTAATGTTCCATTGCCACACTTTTTTTGCTGTACTTTCCTTTTCTGTATCCATAATCAGAATTCGTTCAGGATAAATGCGAACATGACCGCCGAAACCACTGTTAATTAAATCAGTAGCGCGGTCTTTAGCTTTTTCTAAAAAACTAGTTTCTAAACCGTCTAAATTATCTTGTATTCTATCTACTTTGTTAGCCACATCAGTAAATGACTCTTTATAGTTTCCTAATGTAATATCAGTATATTCATCGTTCAAGGGATCATATTTATAAGATACGACTTTAGCCTTGACGTCGATTCCTTCTTCTAAATGTTGTACAGTCACCGTGTCCCCCATATAAACACGTTGCATAACAGCGAAATCTTTATATTCTTCCGTTTGTGATAACTCCTGGAATTTAATCTTATAAGTTGCCAGTGGTTGATCCACATGCTGTTCGTTAAACATTGCTAATGCTTCAGCACGTAATTTATTCAATGCATCCGGTAATGGTATTGCATCTTCATCATTTGCATAGTCACCTACAGCTGCTTTTACGTTTGGAAACTCAATCTTTCTAATTTTAGGATTAACATATTTATTAACTAACGTACTAGTTACATATTTCTCAGGGAGAAAAAGTCCGTCAAAACCTTGTGGCATAATCTTTGTGATAGGAGATTGCCAATCCACATCTGCTTCATATCCTAATAAATCCTTTTTATGTTGAATGACTACGCCACGATCACGGCCACGATTATTCAACATTCTAACATTGAAATTATCACGTAATAATTCGCCGCCCCAACGACTCAAGAACGAATTATCTTGTCCACTATCTAATAAAAATTCAACGGGATTTTTTCTGACTAAACGTGCATTCGCTACTCTAGAAACATCACTATAAAAGTCGAACTTAGTAGGATATTGTAGAGCACCTTTTACTTGATCAAGCGCCCCTAATCCTGTTTTATTAACTATATTTGTATCTTCGATAAAGTTATCTACTAAATCATAGAAAATATGATAACAAAACACTTGCAGTTCACCGTTTGCAGGATGCGGATTCGCTACACGGAACAACTGATCTCCATCAGGAGTCGGAACTTTAACTAAACATTGACCATCTATTTCTAATCCGTGTGGAGAAAAAAGAGGATATTTAAAACTTAGTGTATAAACACCGTTTAAAATTTCCTCAATTTCAGCTTCATAAATATTATTATCGAGAATGCCTATACCATTGTGGGTAAAATCTGTTTCGTTAGGCTTATAAAGTGTAATCAAATGTATCGCCACCTTGTTTCTATATCGATTTTAGATACACTCCCCGTCCACGATATTGTATTTTCTCCTTCTTTAAATGTAGGGAACTTCCCAACCATTTTGTCATTCATAGGAGTTGTATTGTAGTAGCATTCCATTAAATCAGAATCAACAATAACAAAAGGATTAACGCCTTTTACTTGGAAAGAAATACCGTTAATCTGTATTGTTATATTTCCTGTTCCGTAAATCGTTAATTTCGGTAAAGAATGTAATGTACCTTGATTCATAATCGTAACGGGATTTGTTATTGTAATTGGCTGTTCAATAGCGTACTCATATGGATCAGCTTTGAATGTAACTTCAAACTTCCCGTATTCCTCTATTTCGTTATCTATATCTCCGATTTCAACTGACTTTATCTTTCTATAAACATAATCATCAGTGAATGAAACAATCTTAGCATTCATTATCCACGCTTTTATTTTTCTTAATAAAGGTTTGATATTTTCATCTTCGAGTAAATTAAACTCAACTTTAAACTCAACATCTTCATAACCTTTATCTTTTGTTAACGCTCCGTTTTCTCTCCCGTCAACTTCAATAAATTCAACCTTCTTTTTAGCAGTTGGTATTTTAGGACGGTCTACCATGCAAAGATGGTAGTTTCGTCCTAATTTGTCGTTTATCCGAATATCATGCACGTGTAGAACCTCCTTTACCGATGTTTAAGGCTTGACCTTTTTTAGCAAACCAATCATCTGCTTTTTGGAACATTGTATTTAAATCACTTTCATTTCTAACAGTAGTGTGGAAAGTAACTTCATTTTTGATTTCTTGCGGTTGAGATTGAATTACTTTAACCCCAGCTGAACTTGCTAATGTGTTTCCTGCTAAATCAGGTAAATTAGAAAGCATTCCTCCGCCGCTCATTGTTTTGCTTATTTTACCTATAGTGTCTCCTAGTATGCCACCAGAAAACGTTTGAGCTGTTAAAGGTGCAATACTTCTAGCTAAACTCATAGGAGCAACAGAAGCCATTGCAGGAGCTACTGAATTAGAAGAAGAAAATGCAGGAGCTGCACTTCGACTCTCCACAGTTATGCTTGCTGAACTAGCAAATGGATTTAATTTATTTAAAATGTCACCAGCTTTATTCCAAGCACCTGTTATTTTATCTACAACTTTTCCGATCCATTTACTAATTCCGTCATATAAATCTTTGAAAAATCCGATTACGCTTTTTATCGGTCCTGAAATAGCCGTTAATACGCTGGAGACAGTATCCCAGTTTGATTGAATCTTGTCTTTAATGTAATTGAAAATGCTCATAGCACTCGATTTCAATGATTCCCATTTTCCAGTAACGTAAGAGACTATGCTATTCCAAATACCACTAGTAACAGCTTTAACAACATTCCAAGCGCCTTCAATTCTACTTTTCACTTCATTTACGGCATTACTTATATTTGAAGTTATCGTATTCCAAACACTAGAAATTAACGATGTGATTTCATTCCATTTACTTGTAGTTGTATCTTTAGCTGAATTCCATCCATTTGTAACGGTATCTTTCGCTTTATTTATATTGTCACTAATATATCCAACAATTTCATTCCAAACATCAGAAATAAACGTCGAAACTGCGTTCCACGCTTGAGATGTTATATTTGATACGTAATCCCAACCTTGCTGTATTTTAAGTTTGATAGGGTCTAAAAACGCATTTATAGTATCAGTGATCCATTGCCAAGCAGAACTAATTATCGATTTTATAGATTCCCATGTCGAATTAGTAAAGTCGGTAATTGAAGTCCATAAATCATTTATAGTGTTAACTAACATATCCCTATATTCAGTAAATGTAGAAGATATAGCATTCCAAGAATCCACAATATAAGGCTTTATCCATTCCCAAAATTGATTTACAGGTTCTTTTATCAATTCCCAACCTAGAATGAAGGCAGTTAACAATAGTTGTAATGGGAATGTTATAATTTGGAAAAGAATATCCCAAGCTATTTGCGCAATTTCTTTTAATCCTTCCCAGAATGCCGAGAATCCTGATTTTACAGCTTCCCATGCGTCAGAACAAATTTGTTTGAACGAATCCCATGTACTTGAGAACCATTCGATCGTTGCTGTCCACATCTCATTTGCTATAGTACCGACTTCAGACCAGAAATTATTCCAAGTATTTTTAAATTCTTCCCACTGTTGACTGAACCATTGTCCTATTGCGTCCCATGCCATTTGTATAGATTGAGAGATATTGTCCCAACCTTTAGAACAAGCATCAGATAATTCCGTCCACAGTTGTGACATCCAATTAGTAAACTGACTCCATTTTTCTTTTAACCAATCAGTGATACCGCCCCAATTATTAAATATAGCAATTACTGCAACTACAATTGCAATTACCGCCGCTATAGCTGCTACAACCGCTGCAATCGGCGCTCCTACAAATGCCGCTATTACGGTGACTACTATACCTATCGCTTCAGCTATAGCAGAAATCCACCCTATTAAAGTACCAATAAAGCCGATCACCGAACCGACGGCGGTTATTATCGTCCCTATGGCGGATATTACAGCGCCTATGACTATCAATATTGGACCGATTGCCGCCGCCAACGCCGCTATGATTACAATTGTTTTCTTAGTTTCTGGGTCAAGTTTAGAAATCCAGTTCATTAAATCTTTTAATTTTTCAACAACCGGCATCAAGGCAGGCAATACTTCTGTACCAAATTGAACAGCTAACGTGTGCATTGTTTGTTGTAATTCTTTGAATTTATTCTCAGGAGTGTCTTGCATTTGTTCTGATAAATGCTTAACTTCACCGGTAGCTTTATTGGCAGCATCAGCCATTTTCTGTAACTTTTCTCCACCACTATGGACCATTATTTGCCAACTAGCAAGATGGTCTTTACCAAATATCGTAGCTATAGCCGCATTCCTTTGTTCCATAGTATAATCTTTCATACCTTTATCCATTTCATTAAGGATTTGCGGTAATTCTTTCATATTTCCCTTTGAATCGAATACACTCAAATTCATTTTATGCATTTCTTTAGCCATTTGTTTAGTAGGCTTTGTCAAGTTAACGAAACCTGATTTTAAAGCTCTCGCCGCTTGTTCTGCTGGGACACCATTCGATTGCAATATTCCCATTGCTGATGCCGCTATTTCCAAAGACTGACCTGCCGCCGAAGCTGTAGGACCGATAATAGACATTGATTCCGTTAACGAATGAACACTAGCCTTCGTGTGGTTAGCCGTGTAAGCGAAGACGTCAGCCATATGATTGATACCATCAATATTATGTTTAGCATTATCAGTTTTTTGTCCTGTAGCTTCGAATGCTGATCCTAGTCCATCCACAGTTTTTGATAAGTCTTCATTCGCTCCTCGTGCAGTGTGGAGGGATACAGTCATAATCTTCATTGCTTCTTCGGCTGTATAACCATCTTTGACTAATACAAGTAAACCTTCATTTATCTTCTCAGTACTAACACCGAACTTTTGAGAGTTAGCAAGGGAACTATCCCACATTCTACCCATAACTTCATTAACTTGTTGTGACGTCAATCCTGTTGCGTTTACCTCTTTTCGAATGTCAGCCATTTCATGTTGGAATTTCGATGCTTCTTTTGCAGCATAACCCATAGCACCAGCGATAGGAGCTGTAACTTTCATTGACATGTCTTTCCCTACGTCAGAAACACTTTTCCCAACTTCTTTTACTTTGTTACCGAATTCTTGAACGTGTGATTTAGCTGTTTTAAAACCGTCTCCAACTCTTCTTTCTAGAGCTTGCGTTTCTCTTCCCAGTTCAATTTCAGCTTGTCTTGCTCTATTTAATTCGGTTTCTAACCTTTTAACTTCTTCCGATCCCGCGCCGAATGCAGTTTTAGCATTACTTAATTGTTGTGCTAAATTTCTAGTCTGTTCACCAGCATTTTGTTGCGCTTGCTTTAAATAGTCATATTGTAATTTAGCCTTAGATGTTTCTGAAGCATTCTTACTTAACGAAGCGGCTTGAAGATCATAAGCAGACTTTAACTTTTGACTTTCTGTTTGCAAAGCGGATTGAGACTGTTTAAGTCCTTCTAATGCTTGTTTAGATTTGCCGACTTCACTATTCCTTAACGCTTCCGCTTGTTGTGCTTGCTTTAGTGATTCGGTAGTTGTTTTTATTTTGTTAGAAATTTCAGATTCGGCAATTTGTGCACGACGTAACGCTTCTTCAGCCTTTTTGGTTTCTGTAGCGTTTTCTCCCCACACTTGCTTTGTTCTTTGAAGTTGTTCCGCGGTCTCTTTTGTTTTGTTTTTAGCGATTTCATATTGCTTACCAAGTGTGGATAGCGAAGTCTTATATTTATCAACGTCAGTTCCGGTTAACTTCATTTGCGTTTGAGCTAACTTTAACTCTTGTGTTAAGGCTTTGTTTGCCTGATTCATTTCGTTTATCTTAGATTTATAATCAGCGGTGTCAGCCTTAAATTTAATTATGGTTTCTTTTGAAGGAGTAGCCATCTATTTTCCACTCTCCTTTTCTTGGATATAGGCTTTCCACCCTTCGTAAGCACTTTTGTTTTCTGCTATCCTTTGAACGTCACGTAATGGTAAATTCCAAAAGTCATGTTCCGATATTTCAAAGATGAATACATATAGGCTGTATAAGTCCACAACGAATTCAATTTCGAATTTAGGAAGTGTTAAGCCTTTTTTTTCGCTTTATCATGGAAACCTTGCGCCATTTTGTTTTTAGCTTCTTTTTTCATAACCGCACCGAAATAATCAAACGCCTCTGACATATCAACTTCATACACTTCCATGAATGCTTCAAATTCCATGTATTCAGTAGGATTCGCTTGGCGATAAGCCGCATAAACAATACGGAACGTATCTAATAAATCAATGTTTTGAATTCCACCAGCATTTAATAAAGTACTTAAAAATCCTTTATCAATAATGCCTTCTTTTTCTAATTTGAATAGTGTTAAAGCTGTTAAGTTAGGATTCGCTTTCACTACTTCACCAGTTGATAATGTAATTTCTTTTGTCATGTAATATCTCTCCCTATTATCAAAATTAAAAGGCACTCATAAAGAGCGCCTTTGATAGAATTTATATTGATATATTAAGCACCAGTTTTTTGTAAGCTTGCAGAATCAAATTTAGTTAACCAAGTTTGTGCAACTGTTCCTGTTAAATTAATACCTTCATAATAGAATTTTCCGTATTTATCTGGTAATGCAGTAATTTCTAATTCGAATTCCGCTAGTTCCTCCGCTCCGTTTTCCACACTCTTTACGAAACCTGTTGCCGCTGCGCAGTTAGGGAATGCGATTAAACGTGTATTTTCTTCAAATGCATCGTGTTCTTCAGCTACGAATGCGAAATCTTTACCTAAACTATCCACACCATACCCGAATACATCAGTGATTAAACCGTCGTTTGTAATGCCAAAAATGTTGCGTAGTACTTTCAATTGCATGTGGCCACTAATCTTAACGGTCAATTGTGTTGGCTTAGATTTTTTCTTTTGCGTAACACCACCACATTTCTTTTCGATTGATTTAATTTCCGTTTCTGCATCTAATTTACCAATACATCCAAACGGTTCTGTTACTGCTTCACCTTTAAAAAGTACACTCGCGTTTTTAACCTCGACTGCATCAAAAACATCAATAGTTGTTGTAGGCATTTATTTTCCTCCTAAAGTTTTATTTATTTCTTCTATTAAAGACTTATTTAATTCCTCAATAGAGTAATTTACTTTTTGTTCCACGCCACGCTCCATGAACTTTTGAGCCGCCTTCTTCTTACTTGTACCTAATCCCAAATCAGGGAAAACTAAATATCTATATTTTGATTTTGGTTTTAATGTTAATGTTAAATTCTCTTTATTATCATCATTAATAGATTGGTATAGTTTAGCGTGAGCTTTCTTTCTGTTCGATATTGGCATTAAACCAAGAACAGACTTTTTCATTACTGGTGCAATTCTAGACTTTAAATCTTCATTTATTATCTTTTCTGCAACGTTTGGTAATCGCTCAATGTTCCTTTGTAAAGATTCAAATTTAGAAGAATCGACACTAAAATTAGCAGGCATGTTTTACATTCCTTGTAAGTTCGAATGTTAATACATCAACGAAAAACTCTGTATCTTTCTTCCTCATTTTGTCTTTGAGCGATTTATTACATGTGTGGCCAGTTTTACTTAACGAATTCATAAACTCCACTTGCAATACATCTAAATCCTCACGATTTTCTGAAAAGTAATAAACTGTTACATCTTGTGTAAATGTACTTGCCCCAGCTCTAATAAACCCACCTGTTTCAAATACAACATGGTTGATCGTAGATAAATTTGCTTCATCTTCCTGAACAGAATCCTGGTACACTTCTTCAGTGTGGAAGAAAGACTCTAAATGTTGGACAAGTTTACTATTAAACTTTTCAATTAAATCATTCAGTGTCATCTAGACCACCTACCTTTTGCAAGTATAAATACATGCTATTTTTAAAACGATCCGCTTTAATGATGCTATAAGAATGTCCTCGTAATTCAATTTTTAGGTTGTCCACATCCTTATTCTTGAACATAGGAGCGTATAACGTTTCAATCTTCATATCTAACTTTTTATCAATACTTTCAGCTAATTGAATATCAACTTCACGACACGAAAGTTCCGAAAATCTAAGTTTAATAATCTCGACATTTTCACGTCCGATTACTTTTTTAGCACTATTTCTAATCGTTTTACTCTCCTTAACACTAACAAATCCGTCATTAAATGTTTTTCTATGTTGTTCAATTACCATCGTTCTTTTTCCTCTCATCGATTGCGACGTGTAATATCAATCGTGAAAGTGGTTGTCTGAAGTTGCTTTCAAAACTGTCTAACGCATTGTTGTATTCATAACGAATACGGTTAATAACTAACTCCCTTGCGGATAAATTGACAGATAGATCAAGTTCAGCGCCTACTAAATCATTAATAAAGTAAACGGAACGATCTATAAGCTTTATGATGTCCTTGTCTTCTTCATCCCAGGTGATTGCTAGTGCATGTTTTACATCTTCTAACAAATCAAAAGGCGACTGTAACGTCGCCTGTGATTGATTGTCACTCATAAAGGATCACTCCTTATTTTCCAGCTGGTGGGGTAATAACAGGCGCGTTTGTATCAACTAAACCAGTAATATCGTAAACTAAGAATGAATCATTGCGATCAGCGCGACCATTAGCGTACATTTTAGCAATGTATAAGTCTTCATCTTCGATAGCACGAGTTTGGTCGTACACATCTAGACGTTGTGCGCCACCTAATCCTAAGAAGTAATCTTTAGCCATACCTACAACCATTTTTCCTTTTGGAACAGCGTGAGATTTAACGATTGAACCAGGAATCGGAAGAACGTTGTAAGCATAAGTACCATCAGCATTAGGACGTGTAGTGTAGCCGTAAATTCTAGCCCAGTAATCAACTGGATTCACGATAAGCATTACATTGTCAGGATTGCGTTTACCATCACGAGTAAGTAACGCCATGATGTTTCCTAGTGTGTAAGGAGATAAGTCTTTTAGAGTAGCTGTTACAGATTTATCAGCGTGAACACCACCAGATACAGTTAATAAATCTTGCATCATACCAATAGGCTGATCTTTACCAGTACCGCGAACGATAGCTAATTCTAGAGCGATTTTTAAAGATTCAACTAATACCGTGCGAACATAACGGTCTAACCAAGTCGGGCCAAGATCAAGCATCGCTTTACATACAGGCATGAAAGCAGATAATTTGTATTGGCTGATATTAATTGTTTCGAAACCTTCATCAAGTAACTCTTTATGAGCTGCACATAATTTTCCCCAGAAAGCAGTTTGGATATCACCTTTTTTTAGAATCCATTCAGTCAAAGCGCCAACGTTTACAAAGTTAATTTTTGAAAGTAATTCGTGTGATTGAACTAAGTCTTCAAATACTCGTTCGATAACAGTTGGCGGCACTAATGCTTCCGTACCGGCGAAAGAGTTGCCTGCAATTACTTCGTTATAATATTTTGTTTCTTGACTAGTCAAAGCGCGTCCACCACGAGCAGCCAAAACAGCTTGGTCGCTAGATTGAACAGATGCTTGAGCTAAAATTTCATTTTGAATACCCTGTGCGAATTGTACTAAAGCGTTATCTACTTGCTCAGGTGTCCCCGACGCTAAAACCTCGCTTAAATTCTTTTTATTGTCAACTTTTGTTTCTAAGTCTTTACCCATTGTAAAGTTCCCCCTAATTTTTAATAGATTGGAATAGAGCAGCTATAAAGCCAGCCGCTCTTTCGGCGTTTACTGCACGCTTGTCTACTTCGTTTTCGATAGTAGCAGCAGTAGAATTTTCAATAACCTTTTGTTCTTCTTTAATTTCAGATTCACTGTCCACACTGTTATCAATAGAGTCGACAATCTCGTCACAAAGACCATATGATTTAGCTTTTTCGGCAGTCATGTAAGTTTCATTGTCTAATAGTGCTTCTAGTTCAAAGAACTCACCATTAAAACGATTCTTGTATGATTGAATTAAAGCTGAATCAACATCTCGTAACATTTTTGCTTGTTTTTCTAATGAATCAGCGTTTCCGTATGCATAAGTTGCGGCACGGTGTACCATCATTGTTGTATTAGATGGCATTACAACTTTATTAGCGCCCATTGCAATTAAGGAGGCTGCACTCGCTGCAATTCCGTCAATAACTGCCGTAATGTTAGCAGGATGATTTCGTAAGTAATTACAAATTGCAATACCTTCAAAAGCATCACCACCAAAAGAATTAATATGAACTTCAATTTCGCCAGCTGTTACACTGTCTAGCATTTCGCGTACACCCTGTGCCGAAATATCGCCATACCACCCAGAACCGACAACACCATACATGTAAACAACCTCTTTTGAAGTATTACCGCTATTGTCCATCATTAGGAATTTTGGTTGAATCTTTTCCATTTCCAATATCGTCACCCCCTTTCATAGTTCCACTTATCCTTGCTCTCTCATAGTTCTTAGTGACATAACGTTCATTAGCCCATTCTTCTTTTATTTGTTCTTTTCCTAACCGTTCTAATACATCGTTTATACTCATGCCACCGACTGCAAATAGCTTGTCAACCGCATTAGCAAACTTAGTAAGATCGAACAATTTAAAGTTGTCCATGTTGAATCTAATATACGTTTTGCTTAAATATTGTTCTCTAGAGAACATTTTTTTGTTATATTCGTTAGCAATCATTTCCCCTATTGGTCTTACTGCGAATATGATAAAGTTATCTAAATCGCCAGTAGGATTACCTGTTGTTGAAATGCCGCCTTCACTTATTCCACTTAGTAATGAAGGAGGAATGTGGAAGGCAGTCGCAACGAAATCTAACATATCTTTTGCTAAGTTTTTAATGTCTCGTGTATCTAAGTTTCGTGGGTCTTTACTTTGATCTTCCATTGTTACGTTTTCAGGAAGGAATAAAACAGCAGTTTGTTTTTCTGAATCAGAATAATCTTTCATTTTTTCCTCAAATAGTTCTTGCGCTGCTTTTCCCGCTTCATCAGTTAATGAACTCATAAATCGTCCTCTAATCAAGAAACGTCTTCTTCCATTGCCTTTATAATCAGACATAGCTTTTGCAAGTAATAACCCATATGAACTATATAAACTATCAATCACATTGTTTATTGATTCTTCAGAAAGACTCAGATATAGAACGTCTTGTTCTCTAAATGTTTGAGTTAATAATTTGTTGTTAACCGAAACACTTTTGTAAACATACTCATTAAAACCATTCGTAGTTTCACGATGAAACGATTCAGCTATCCACAATTCTTCACCTATAAATAAAATTAACGCTTCATTTTCATAAACTAATTGGTGTACAACCTTATTCCAAAATTCATGTGCATTTTCATTCTTATTTGGCGCTACATTTAATTGATAGTAGTTTAAACTTCGTTTTAACTTGCCATTTCTGTATGATTCAAAATCACAAGCTACTAAACTACGTGCAATTAATTCGATAGCTGCATTAACATATAACTTTTTATAAGCAATTTCGGATTTCAAAGTAATAGCTGCACAATCAAGATCAGGAATAGTACCAGTTCCACCGCCTAAAAAACTTTTTAATAAATTACGAATACCCATTTTTTCACCCCCTTTCTTAGAATGACCATACTTGCATATCGTTTAAATCGACTGCATAGTCTTCAAGATCACCATCGAAATTGAGCGCGTGTGTGAATGCAAAAAACCCGTCAGTTTTTCTTTTGACAGGGTCGATTTTTTTATATTCTTTTGAGCCATTCCCTAGTTCGTCCACATAGATATTCCCACAATACCAACGCATAACAGGGTCATCAGAAAATACAATGTTATGATTAATAAACAAATGTTGAATGAGAGGGTCTAACATAGCATGTATATACTGTCCACGACGCACAACCTGTACGCGGTCATTGAATCCTGCTTGTTCTAATAAAGGTTTCAGAATAACAGAACGAAATTTATCAATTGCTAAATATTTAATGCTATAAGTTTTCGCTTTTTCTAAAAACCAATTAATAACACGTTCAGGTTTAATTTCCTTATCGTAGACGATGGTGAAGAGTCCTTTTTCCACACCTATATCTATAATATCTTGATTAATATCCTGCATTTTCAACGCCTGATGCCATATAAACGTGTGGTGAATCCAATAACGCTTCCCCTGTCGTTTAAATAGCAAACCGACGCTGCAGAAGTCGCGTAACTCCGCGTAATCCACACCACCAATACATTCATATTTGTGTAAATCGTCTGGTAGTTCTTGATCTGTCGCAAGAAGATCCTCATAAGTAGCAATCTTATGTTGAAATAACTGCTTTGGGATGTTCATCCGTTTTGTCATGAATTCAACATGCATCGGAATAGACGTTTGACAATCGGTCCATTCCTCTTTCATCGTTTCAAATAATTCTTTGTTATCTCTAATTGAAGGATTAGCTTTTTCCCAGTTTGCAATGTCTTCTACTTCTTCTTCAGAATCCAATTTGCAGATGAAGGGGAAAATCTTACTGTTTTCAACTTCTCCACTTAGAATCATGCGCGCTTTCTCTTTGTAATCATCTAAAACACCGCCACGGACATACCCGTCGGTAGTTAAATAGAATGTTCGACCGTCCTTTACTTTACCTAAAGCCGAACGGAATACTTTAATGGATGAATAGTCTTCATATTCATGAATTTCATCAAAGAAAACAGCACCAGGACGTAAACCATCTTTCGTTCTAGCATTAGAAGTATTGTATTTGATGTGAGATTTATGTGTTTTATGTTGAATAAGTACCTTAGTTGCGCTAAAAGATTTCTTTAAAACCTTATTTGCAGGTTTTTCTATTACATCTTTCACGTCTTTGAATGTAGTTTTTGCCTGTTCTTCTGATGTTGCGATCCATTCAACGTGGTAGTTATCGATGCCAAACTGTTTAGAAATCATGTAGAAATTCAAATAACCAGCATATCCGTTTTTACCACCACCACGACCCATTAAAATAAGTATTTGATTCCAAACCAAACGGTCACTGTCCTTGTATCTAACACCAAACACACAAGCGTTAACGAATCGTTGCCAGGCGAACAATTCGAACGGGTAATACTTAGCAGGAATATTAACACTATCTTCAATCGCTTGAACGTCAACATAAACATTTGGATCATCTAAAGTTTTTCGAACTAAGGCCATTAATTGCTTTTGTTCTTTACATGATCTGATTATTCCGCTTTCCACACTATACATGTACTCACTAATGTAAGGGTGGTATTTATAAGGAAGATTAGACTTCTGCATCATCGTCAACATCCTCACTTACCGCTTTAAGGCCCAACTCATTAAGAATCTTTAACATTTGTGTATTAGTCTTATTCAACTCGTTAATGCTATCGTTTTTCTTCATAAATCCATTAGCACCTAATACAGATACACCGCGTTCTTCGATATCAGCAATCAAATTGTTTTTGATATCCCACATTGCCATGTAATCTTCAACTAAATCAAGAAAATGTCCGTGAATGACACCGTTTGACCTCATTTGACCTAGCAAATCATCACGAATCTTATCTCGTAAGTTAGTATGTTCTTCTAACGCTTCCTTCCAATGTCGCTTACGCCACGTATCACGGACAGTAGTTTCAGCAACGCCGTATTTTATAGCAATATCAGCGTATGACATGCCGTTTTTATAGTCTTCAAAAGCCAATTCATAGTTCTTTTTCTTGATTGCCACGGTATCACCACACTTTCATTAATTAATTTAGAAAAAGTTTATTTTCATCTTGTTTTTTCGAAAAATATGATTTATTATTTAATTAACAGGAAAGAAACGGTAAAAAAAACAACGAAATAAACGAAAAGCGAACGCTATCCAGAGAGAAGGATAGTGTATTTTTTTGCGCTTTTTTTCTGTCTCACGCGCGTAACGCGAAAATAAAAAGAGAAATCCCCCCCGCGTTGCCTGGTCCCCCAGCAAAATTGTTTCTATATTTTACCCGGGGGGTGTCTTGGGAAATTTATTTTAAATTATTTTATAGCTAAACCAAAGAATAGCTCAGCATAGTCAATAACAATGTGAGCTTCTGTTAAATTCATATTTAGATAATGTTCTAACCAATGTTCACGTAGACTTTTCTTTACTGTTTCAAGTGTAGTCTTCTCACATGCTCTTGGATTACATATGTGTCTTATCTGTTTGTATGTTGTGTAGATATCTTCACGAAACTGTTTGTATATCTCAGTCTCATTTGTAGTAGCTTCAACTATTCCAACATCTATTAACTTATTGATAATAGACAAGTCATATGTGTTACCTTGTATGGTTAATGATTTCATCAATAGAATACCCCGCACTTCTTAACGTTTCAGCAGCCTTGATTATATCGTCTTCCGTAATAAGCAAGTGTTTCGCTAACTGTCCAACATTCATTAGTTGTTCTTCAAACTCTTTAGCATCCATTGCATTACCACCTCTCTTCATCTACTATCGTGCAACGCTTCTTTACTATGTTCTTCTCTTTGCCGTGCTCTTTGTTATGGCATTGAATACATAACGTTTCTAGATTGCTTAGTATATACGCTAAGTCTGGTCTGTCACGTAACTCTTTGATATGGTGAACGTTCCTACCCTTGCTATACTTACCGTTACGCTTACATTCTTGGCACTCGCTATTATCTCGATCGAGCGCTGATATTCTTATGTGCTTCCGCCAATATGGATGCTTATAGAACTTAATGATATTATCTTGTTCATATAGTTTATTAATCTCTTGTATTGTTAAAGGTTGCATAGCTACACCAGCCTTTATATTTGCGAAATAAAAAAGCACCCAATTGGATGCTAAAAGAATCTTATATTAATAATTTCATAGTCTAATTTAATTTATACAGGGAAATGAATAGACCTTACAGTTTTAGTTTACATAATAGTTATTATATGACAGTCATTAACATGGGAAATACGCATGGTTGAGCGATTCTTGTTTTATAACGTTATGCAGATTTTATACATCGTTGATTTAACAACGTTTCTACCACTCATCTTTTCTTATTTCTTGCATAAACTTCACTTTGTTAACTAACTATATTTTTAATTAAGAAGAGATTCCCCTAACTACTTTCTTTTCTTATTTTCTGTTATTAATCCGGTACGTGATATTTTAATGTCCGTATACGATAAAAGAGCAACCGATACATTCAGTCGCCCTTTCGTCAATTCTTTATGTTATTACTATAATCCATTTTTACAAGGGTTAACATACTCAAAACTGGGTGTCAGTAAAGTGCAAGTTCTTCAACGAACTTTATTCTTTTTATGATCTCAGCATGTTTCTTGTAAACGTAACTCGCACTATAACTCATGTGCTCGGCTATTTCTTCTAGCGTCATTCCCTCCACATACTTGTGATATGCAATTTTATTTTCCAATCCTTTGAATGCGCTTATTAGCTTTTTCAGTTTATACATGTCATCCATTTTATTAGCTAATTCACGTTCACGAAAAGCAATACGATCTTCCAGTTTTGCTCCTTCTGAATCAGCAGTTAAACGTACTTCTTGTAAGTCTCCAAAAACCCAACGTTTCAGTTCTCGCTTACTTCTATCCAAATCATGTTCTAGATAAGTAATTTCATCTTCTAACTTTTGATAATCTTTTAACCATTCTAGCAATGTGTATGCCACCTCACTTATTTTAGGATGCCAGCTTGTACGAATATATTTCTCCATGCCGTTTCAACACGATATTTTTCAACTGATTTAGCTCTACGAGCGATTGCTTTCCTAACTTTACGTTTTTTATGCTTTTTCATCGTTTTTCCCCCTTGTAATTTCACCTCAAACCGATGAATCATTTTATATAGTGTTATTACACGTTTTTAGACGTTTTACCGTCCACAAGACCTATGACATTCGAAATTAATTTAAACGTTTAATTTCCTTATTATATAGAGCCGTTTTTTCGTAAGAAATGAAAAGTTAGCTTTTGCTAGCTGCTCTTTTGTTTTGTATCATCAACTCGGACCCATTCCCCACTTTCTAACTTCCAACCTTGCTCAATTAGTTCAGATTCCATACGATTTACCCTCTTATACGAGTTTTCTAATAAGGACTCATAATTTATTATTTTTTCTTTTAAACAATCAATTCCATTTTTATAACGAGTTATATCTTTTTCTTCTTGTTGTATGTAACTCTTCCAGGCTCTAATTTGCAATGTACTCCACTTATTCATATCCATTCCCCTTTTCTACAAAATGAAATTTTTATATTAATCTTCCTCCAATTCCGTAACAGTTATATAATTTCTAGCATTCTTCCGACTTGTTATTCTCCTTTGATACGCTGGTCTTGTATAAAAACGAACTGTCGCAGGAAGTACGCCCATATAATCAGCGCATTCCTGTATAGTTCCAATACATAGCAATGATTCACCTTTATAAACGACGTACTCCTTTAAGTTCACTTTTCATTCTCCTTTTCTAATAAAATAGCGTTTTTATTTAGTTTTTAAAGAATTCATCCGTCCACTGTTCAACTTTTACAACCTCTTCACGTAACCGTTCCACTAACTCTGTGATCTCATACTGCGCCCCATTTCCTTTTCTCCGTTTAGAATAGAAGTCTAGTAAGCTACGTAAATTGACTGTTAAAACTAAGTTTGTTGTAGCTGCATTTGGTAGGACTGCCCTTGCATCTTCTTGAGGTACTCCTGCTGCAATAAGTAAGTCATAAGCCATTTGCGCTCTGTTCATAGCCTGTACAAACATTCTTTCTGCATCAATATCATTTTCAATCTTTTCAGGTATTACCCATTCGAAACCGCCGTGCCTACTATCCGTTGACTGCTTTACATATCGCTGTGACTGCACCGAATAACTAAAGCCTACTCTGTGACGGGTTAATTGAGCTAGGAGCGCTCGACTGACTCCTTCAACTGAAAAAGTATATGTTAAATGTTCCAATGTTGAAGTGTGGCCCGAACCTACAATATGTCTAATGAGTCGATCTACTTCTTTACCTTCTCCTTCAGTAGCCTTTTGTTTAAAGTATTTTTCACCCTCTAGACCTACAATCTCACTAGGTTTGTTAGGTGAGTAGCAAGTACGGATTGCTGAGAGGGCAATAGCTTGTCCGTCTGATGGGATAAAAGTGCAATCATCCGTAAATACTCCATCCACATTCTTTGCTAATTCATCAAAAAACTCTCCTGATAATTGTGTATACGCTAGTAACTTTACATCCATATTTATTTTCTCCATTTCTTAATAAAGTTTAAAAGTTCTCTCTAGCTTTAGCTAAACGTTCAGCAGCTTGTTTCCGTTGTTCTTCAGACATCACACGAACTTGTTTCATACTCACTTGTTTTTCTTGCAATACACCTTTAACAGCTATCGGTCTGCCATTCTCTTCTTCTAAGGTTTTTAAATCACATAGATTACTAAGTTTTCTAATGTGTTTCGGCACAGAAGAGTAAACCATCCACTCCCCTGTACTGTTGTCAAAAACTAGAGTTGTTTCTTGTTCATCGCGAGAATATGCCATGTTTATTTTCTCCTTTTCAATTAATATCCGTTGTCCTGGCGTTGATGGTTTACTTCATTCTTTTTCATGTATGCTTGTTCAATCTCTTCCCAAGTAAAACCAAGCATCCAGCCTAATCCAATAAATAACTCAAGTCCTTCATGGTAATAAGCGCCATCGCCAGGTTCATAAATCTCCCAATCAGCAGCAAACAAATAGCTGAATTGCTGTGTAATATCACTACATTGAATAGGTTCAATTGCCAATACAGGTAACTCAAAATCAAATTCTAGCTCTAATCCGATTGATAGGATAAAATGTAAGCCATCCACATACTCACCAAGAATACTTTCTTTAGGAGAAGCTGGTTTGTTACTCCAAAACTTAAAACCACGCCATTCATTAGCCAATTCACCTAACTCAACTTGTAAAGCAAGCACCTTTTCAGGTAACAAATATCTATTTTCTAATTCGTGTTCCTTAACGATTCTTTGATCTAATACCTTTTGTATTTCAAATAATTTTTGTAAGTTCATTCCTATCCGCTCCTTATAAGTAACTCTTCAATTTTTTCTTTCTATCCTGCAATTCTTCCAATGACTTCTTCGTCTTCCGCTTCTCGCTATCCAATCCAACCAAGTGATATTCCATCTTACGAATCTCGCTTTCTACTACTTTAAGCTCACCTTTCACCTGTATTTCAGTTTCTTTCTTCATGCAATCCCTCCTACAGTCCTAAATGCTCCATAATCTTTCCGATGTTTTCATCAAAACCGCGTAAAACATTTATTTTAATTTTGTTTTCACCATCTTCTTTTTCAATCGTTTCATATGTGAATGTTGGTAGAGTTTTTGAATCTAAAATATTTTCCATATACAATTTCAAACCAGGAATTTCATCAACATTTTTCTCTATAATTTCCACATCAACAGGACAACTTTCTAACATAGCTTTAGCCCTCTTACACTTACTGCAATTATCACCCGTGTACATAATAATCTTAGTTGCCATTCTCTTCATTCTCCTTTGCTTCTGCTAATAATTTAGTAATTTCATAAGTGCCATGTTCCATCGCTTTCATTATTCTTCATCTCCTTTTAGTAAATCGCTATTTTCATAGATATTTCCGATGATTTCATAACCGTCAACCGTTGCATCCCAAAGAGATGTTCTCCAATCGTCCCCACTATATCTAGGTGGTGTTTTTACTCTCCACGAACCTCTAAAATAGTCAACAACACCTGGAGCATCAGTATTAAACTTCAGAATATCTCCCTCAAAAATTTCATTCCCACGAGAATCCGTTAATCCTGTGAACTGCCTTAAAATTGCATCTCCGTTACTTCCATCAAGTGAAAAGTGACACCAGTCATTTACTTCACCATCGAATTCTCCGTGTGTTGTGCGACTTTCAAAATTAATGCTTCTTGGAGTGAAATGTTCTCCTGTTGGTTTGTATATTGCATCGAACTTAATTTCTCTCATTCTCCCCATCTCCTTTTATTAATTCGAATAACTCTTTTTCATCCATTTCATAAAGCTGACGTCCTGTATTTTCTTCTTTGTAAATTCCCTTATGTATTAGGACATCGATGTATATTTGTTTCCTGTCCATTACTTCTCCTTGCTTAGAAAATCCCTGTTTTAAGATAATGTCTAGCTTGATAATAAAAATGATGATATATCCAGTTACCACTGAATTTTTTATCTAAATACACAATTTCAAAGTTGTATTTTGCTTTAAATGTATTAAGTCTCCCGAGTAATGCTAATGGTTTGTATCTTGAAACATATTGGCCTTTTAGCATCTTTTCGTATCCGTTTAGGTCTTCCACAATTAGAGTGAATGGAATGTCTTTCGAACGAATTAACTCATTTTCAAATGCTGTTTGTTTATCCTTTTGTAAGTTACCTGTAATCTCATCCATGTGAGCTTTTCGTTCTATTCGGCTATCTAAGTAGATATCACGTGCAATTCCTAATTCTTCATTTTTAGGAATTAAAGCAGAATAATCACCAGTGTCTAACTTTTGATTTTTAATCGGTATGCCTTTTTGATGTAAATAATCACGAATATGTTGGTTCTGTTGTTCTCTTGTATCAATCACGATTGTGAGTGTTTTAAGGATTTTTTCTATTTCTTTATCTGTGTAATGGAAACGAATCATTCTAACCCCTCCTTTTAATACCAATGAGTAAATGAGTATAAAGCAGGGTACTGATGGATTTTCAAATGCTCGAATTGTTTAAAAATATTTAACTTAATTTCATCCAAATCACTTACCCAATATTTTTTTACAGGCATACCTTCATACTTAATTTCTTTATTTAACACGTAACCGATAAAGCAATAATCGCCACTCATACCATCAAAAATAAATTCGTAATTTTTATCATCCGGTACTTCTTTTTCCATTTTTTCTAACCATTCATCCAGTTGATCGGCATTCATATTTTTAATTACTGGCATTAGGTCGTATCCAATAAGGACATAACTTTTACTATTTACACTCATTTAGATACCCCCAGTAACTCTGGATTTCCGTAGATATTTCCGATTACTATAAACTCATAAATTTCACCATATACACATTTTTGATAACCTTCACCAATTTCAAAAGGTAGCCATCCGAAGTTGCCCCATTTAACAACGTGTTCAGCAAGCGGCTCTTCTTGAAAATGAATTCCACCTTCATGACGACTTACTATATCCCCTTCATAAATCTCCTTGCCTTTCTTATCTTTTAATCCTGTGTATTGCATAACTTCAACCTTGTCAGGATTTTCAAGTGCTACATCTATCCTTATACTTTGCAAAACTCCATTTTTACCCGTAAACGCTTTATCAAACCAATTATTTTCAGTTGGATAAATCACCTTATTTGTATCTTTGCTAAATAAACGAAACTTAATTTCTCTCATTTTCATGCCCCTCTCTTTGCATATAAAACCGCCCGTTCATATATCTTTCTTGCCATTGCATTTGATTCATCATTTTCAAATTGACGATGGTCATCATACATATCTGTCCAACCGTTATTTGCAAGAATGGTTGTCCAGTCATAGAACATTTGTAATGAATCCGTATCGGCAAGCAACCAATCATGTAACTTTTGGTTATGTTTCCAACCAGAAAACTCATAAAATATCTTCAATATAGTAACTTTTTCGTTATTTGCATCCTTCCAGGACTTAAACCAAGTATCAATCTCATTGAAATTCTTTTCAGCAGCTTGCATTACTTTCGCTGGGATTAAGTCCTTTCGTTTTATTCCGATACGTCCATCCTTCGGATCAAGATAGATATTTGCGCCTGATTTCCAAATTGAGCTTATGATTTCTAAAACTTTCAAACCTCTCACCTCTATTACTAAACCGTTATTAAACAGTTACTGAAATCGTCAAAAACGCTCTTTATTAACTAATAGTTATTTAAAATAACTCACTTCATCCTTACAGCCCCAAGGGTTTGACCCTAATTCGTTATTTTAGTTATCGGTACTGGGCATTACAGAATATATATATATATATTTATTTTTATTTTTTTATTAATACAAAAACCAAATAACTAAAATAACTAAACAGATATAAAAGGTAACCTAAACCCTTGATATGACTGGATTTTCGAGCAGTTATTAAAAGTTACTGAAAGTTATTTAGCTAACAAAAAAGTTATTGAGTAACCTTGAAATTGCTGTTTTCACTTGTTTGAGTAACCCCTTTAATAACTGGCTTGCGTTCATTTAAAGTAATCCCTGTAATAAACGTTTTATTGCCAGTGCCCTTTGTTTTTCCAAACCCTTTTGTTTCTAACATGCGATAAAATGATCTATTACCTAGAGATCGTTCGCCGGAATTAAAGCACCATCTTTCATAAACGTTGTATAATTCTTTGGCTTCAATCATGACTGATTCATTTTCACGCTCATCTACATAACAAACTTCATCAAGAAATGGAGCTAAAATATCCATATCGTCTTTATATTTCCCTGTTGCTTCCGCTACCACTTTAGGTTCTTTCAATCCATCTTGCTGCCACTTCATGCAGCCTTCAATTGCCCAATTCAAAATCCCAGGCATTTCAAGAGATAACTTTTCGGGTAATCGTTTATCGCGTTTATGAGCTGGTAAATTAAGATTGAATGGAATCAATTTGACACGTCGCCAAATCCCTTCATCAAGTCCACCAATAATAGGTTTATGGTTAGTTGTGAAGAACACTTTAAATTCTGGAATAAATTCAAAGAATTCTTGTCGAAGAAAACGTGCTAATACTGGCTCACCGCCTGTAATTTGTTTAACGAATGAATCAGCAAGCTTTTCTCCTTCTTCACTTTCAATCGCTGATACAAAGCGAGAGCCTACCAACCTAGCAATGTCATTATTTGCCCCTGATTCTTTCTTTTTAATGAAAGTATCTGATTTAGCTTGTTTTCCGTAGTCGCCCATAATGTCTTTGATAATATTGATAAAGGTCGATTTTCCGTTGGAACCTCCACCGACTAAAAACATCATAATTTGTTCTGAAATATCACCTGTCAAACTGTAACCAATCAATCTTTGCATGTACTCTATAAGGGCTTTATCTCCTAAGAATATTTGGTCTAAGAATGTTATCCATGTTGGACATTTGGCGTTCTCATCAAATGTAATATTGGTGATTTTAGTTAATCCAAGATCTCGATCATGTTGCTGCAGCTTACCTGTTTTTAAATCAACAATGCCGTTTTCTACATTTAACAGGTATTTATGTTTATCGAATTCTGCACGTTCTCCTGGAACCAATGGCATAAGATCCTTAATGCTATTCATTCGTACATTTCTACGCTCACACATCCGCGCCCATTTCATTTCTGATTCATCTTCAGATTTATTAAGACCACGAAGCACCTTTGCTGTAATTCTTTCAATCTCTTTTTTGTTGTCTATTCTCCATCGTTTTCCATCCCATATAAACCAACCAATATCATTAACAAATTTAATTACATGGCCGTATTCATATGCGATACGTTCAGCGTTTCCTAGTTCTGTTAAACGGAATTTCTTTTTAGGCTTGTCCTCCACAACTTCAGCTGCATCCTCATTTATAAAATCAAATGAAAATTCTTCGAATTGCTGTTTGTTGTCTAAGATAGTTGTAGATGTGGAGGAAATGGCTACTCCTATTGTTCTTTCACCGTATGTTTCGTTTGTATCGCTAAAGTGAATAACGTCCCATTTATCACGAATTAAGCTAGTTTCACGAAACATTGAATCCATTCGAGTTGCTGAATTACCTGTCCAGAATGCTAAGTGATTACATAAAGCAAGGTCACTCGCTGAATGGTCCTCATTAACTAAGCTGCCGTTGTATAATGAACGAATTTCATCACCGTTTTTACTGCGGAACATTCTGTCCCATAATGCTTCATTTGAAATTTTAATTTCGTCTTTTTCAAATTCCGCTAAATTCACTCGCCCTTGAATGTCACTATCATCAAAATACTGTTCAAACACTTCTGCTAGTTCATCCGTACGATCGTAAACATCATTAGAATTTTCACGGTTTCCAGTGAAGGTAAAGAATCGGCCGTATGAGTAAATTTCTAAACCGTGCTTTGTATTTTTACGTCCAGTACCTAAAACAGATTGTGGAAGACTACCTTTGATGATGATGTGGATGCCTTTCTCTGAAGGTGAAAACTCTGTATAGCTATCTAATGTATCGATGATTTCCGTCGCAAAAGCATTTGTTTTTCCGTCCGTGACACACTTATCAATATCTATTCCTATATAATTGTCCTGCCTACTGAATACAAACCCTATTCCGTCATAGTCGCCTTCCAAGTAGAATTTGACCGCTGTTGCAAACGTTGACCAAGTACGTCTGTTATTTGCCTGAGCCATTTCACCAGTTACCTGGCACGGAACTTTTGTCTGCTTACCGTTACGTGTTTCGAACTTCCACAATATCCACTGAGGAAGGGCCTTTAACTCGGCAGGAATTTCATTAAAATTGTATGGATTCTTTTTCATTTCGCCCTCCGATTAGCCTTTTAGGGTATAAAAAAGAGAAGTCGGTTAAAACCAACCTCTCTATTAAATTGTTAATTCTATTTAGAACGGGAGTGATTCATCACCAATATTAATTGGTTCGCCAACTGGTGATGGAGAATCCACTTTAGATTTATTGAAAAATCTAGCTTTAGGATATTTCTTAGTACTATCTTTTTTATCTTCTTGATGTTTAACCGTGATTAATAATGATTTATTGAATAACTGCTTTGCCATATCTTCAGCACTTGCAAATGAAACTCCATCAGGAAAATTACAAGCCGCAATCAAACCGTTAATCCTTTTAATATTATTTTCTTGATATTCAGGATTGTCATTGTGGAAATAGAATGTATTATATAAAACCTTTTCACCTTGGTATGGTTGCGAAACATCTGAACGAATTTCGAAATCTAGCTCTAATGTTGGATGACCTTGAAAATATTTTGCTGTTGCATTTACAATAATGGCCTCATATTTCCCTTCTGCTACTACCTCAAAACCTTTACTTACGTTTGTTTCATCGAATTTAAAGAATGACATTATTTATTTCCCCCTGTTTTCTCATTTGTGGATGACACTATTAATTCTTCTTGTATGCAACCGAGACGCGCATCGAGATGGTTCTTAGCGAAGATACTTTGATTGCCTTCTAAAACAAATCCTCTTGTACCATCTGCCTTTTTAACTAATTGACCAACAACATGAACAATTCCCATAATGTGATTGACGATTTTATCCCTAATGTCAGGAACGAATTGCGTGTATTGTTGACCATCATCATGAGTAATATTTCTTGTTGTTTCCCAAGCTGTGAAAATGATATTTGCATCTAATGAATTAAATGTTTCTACTAATTTCAAAAGATGATTATCTAGTAAAGCGTAGTCTTTTAATTCTGGCATACCGCTTTTTGTCTTTTCACCTTTATTAAGCAGCCATAACTTTTGATAATGCGTTAAGTTATCGATAAAGATGTTGTCATACTTACCAATGCTCGCTTTTGCGATTCCGAAGAACTGTAAGATGCTATCATGTGGATTAGTTCCATCAATCTTAGCTACATCTACATTTTCATATCCTTCTAAAACTTGGCTTGTCCCATCGATATCCAGGACTAATGTTTTACCTGGTAACAACCCAGCAACCGTTGTTTTACCGTTACCTGGCTTTGAATAGATAATGATTTTTGCCTTTTTACTTTTGGTAATTGCAGCACCGTTTGTGATTTCCAATTAATTCACTCCTTTACCATACTTTTTAGAACAAAAATAGAAGCTTCAATATCCTGGATATTGCTTTCAGTGTCCTGAATATTTTGTTTAACGATTGGTTTCTTTTCTTCCATTCTTTCTAGATCTCGTTGATAATCACCCAATCTTCGTTGTTCCACACTTAATGACTTTTCTAATTCTTTAATAGCAGCATTCAAATTACTCACCCGCTACTTTCTTTATGGAATGAGACTCTACATATTGTTTGATGCATTCTGTTTCATCGTGTATGTAATCACCATCAATATCCCGGTACTCTTCACCAAAATAGATTTCCTTACCACAACTTTTACAATCACCCATAACATCACTTATAACTGAATCATGACGATTCCCGACAATCATTGAGTTTTCTACTATTTGGTATCCCTCCAATTTTCTCTTCCATTCTTTCTGAAGTGTAGAGAGAGTAATAGATTACATTGTCATTGATAAACGAAACTTCATAAGGGTAATGTTTTGATTCACGATTGCTTATTAACGGTTTGATCTTAGATTCATCTAGCAATGATTCTAAAACTTCATTATTAAGATGTATTTCATTTCCACGAACACTGATAATTCCATGTTCATTTTTCGCTTCTCGAATAGCACGTACAGCTTCAGTAACTTCTTTCATACTCATACATAGTACACTCCTTTCTCAGCTTTTTTCACTGTAAATGGAGGTTGATTAGCAGCACCTTTACGTCCGGCTTCAGCCTTTGACATTTTTGGTGTAGTTATCGCTGTTTCTATATCCATACCTTTACGGGTACGAGTATACAACATTGATATACTTACTCTATTAGCAGCCGCTCGTTTAATTTGGTCTTCTGTGAACTTTCCCATGCTTGTCCACTCCCTTATTATTAAATTTCGTGCTATAATGACGTTGAAAATTTATTTTCTTAGATCACCTGTTGGAGCAGGTGGTTTTTCTTTTGTATTACGCTTTTATAATCAGGATTGATTTTTAAAAACGCTCTTTTCTTCTTCTTATGAATGATTTGTCTAGTTTTTCCGATTTCATTAGAAATTTCACTGTCTGTATAACCTTGTGATTTTCTGATTAAAATCAGTCTTTCTTCATCTGTTAACAAATCCAATGCTTGCTGAAATTCAACTGACACTATAGCTTCCTTCGCCACATCTATTGTGGATACCGCAAAGAATCCCTCCACAATTTCACCATTTGCATGTAAATCAATTGGTCTTGTATTGATTTTGTTTCGTTCTTCAGGCTTAGTCCAACGAGTTACTTTAAATGCTGTTCCTCTTTCATGTATTTCGTCACTCATACGCCATTTCATATGTGTTAATGCATATGTTTTAAACCCAGTATCTTTTTCTGGATCGTATTTTAAGCACAATTCCCACAGCGTTAATTTAGCAACTTGAATTAAATCTTCCATTTCCATATTATTTCTTTCTGCTATTAATTTAGCTATTTCGTAACTTCCAAATTGATCTTTTATTGCAAAGAATACTAGATGTTGTTTCTCTTCGAACAACTCATCAGGTTTCATTTTCTTTTACCGTCCCTTCATTATTTTGCTAAAAACTTTTTAATTGGTTTATCTAATAAAGCTGCAAGTGACATTACTACGCAAATTGTTACCGTTATGATGAATAATGACATTGTGCTTTCTTCCATTACTCTCACCCTCTCAAACTATGAATTTGGAATAACACGTTTGTAAAAAGTGTTTCGGTGGATTAAATGAAGCTGTCCATCTGCTTTCTTAAAAATCAACCAGTTACGCGGATTTAAACTATATGACTCAATTAGTTGTTTTTCTTTATTCGTTGGATTCTTACCGTTTTTCACGATCTCTCCTCCTCACACAACTTGTTGCGAATTACACAACCTTGTTGCAAAAAAAATTAACTTTGCCTGAGAAACTTTTCAATATTTATATCGAAAGTCTCTGAATATAACACAAGAACTCTTAAGCTAGGACAATGAATGCCTGATTCGTACTTTGAAATAGATGTCTTATCAAGGTTAAGTAACTTAGCCACTTGAGTTTGTGTTAATCCCTTTTCCTTCCTAATTTCACGAAGAAATTCGTTATTGATAATCATAAACGATGAACACCTCTTTCATAAATCGAGTTTATAACAAAGTTGCGAATTACGCAACTATTATTTTGATTTTTTATACAAATAATTATTTTGTTGATTTCCACTCAACTTTTAATATAGAATGTAGATATAAATAAGTTGTGAAAAACACATCTTAATACTTTTAATGAAAAGAGGAACACAAAAATGTTCGGACAACGCTTAAAAGCATTGCGCCTGGAGAAGGGAATGACGCAACAACAACTAGCAGATGTCTTAGAAATTGAAAAATCTAATATCTCAAGATTCGAGTCAGGAAAACAGTCCCCTTCAAGTGAAAATAAAGTCAAAATGGCTAAACTTTTCAATGTATCTGTTGACTACATGCTGGGATTATCAGAGCATAAAACATTAAATCATGACAAATCAGAGAAAATCTCAAAAGAAGCTGCCGATCTTATGGAGAAGATAAATAAATTACCTCCAGAAAAGAGACAAGCTATCATGAATTTAATTGATAACTTCTAGAAACAAAAAAAGAGAGCTTTTCAGCTCTCAACCTTTTTCCTTATCATTCTTCTTTTTTCTACAAGATTCTGTTAAGATGAAGGATAGATACATACTTTTTTTAAACAACTAACTTTATATAAAAATAAAAAAACCCCCGACGAAAGTTTTTAGATGGTAGAAGGTTGGTCGCCACTCGCCATTTAAAAACCGGTAACAGAGGTTTTGTGCATACGTTAATTTAATTGATACTTTGATAGTATCATAAACTTAAAAAAACGTAAATACAAATCCTTTATTTTGCTACACCCAATTTTTGTCGGGCAGGTAAATGGAGGATTTTTTATTATGGCTAAAATGAAAAAATGGAAACTAGAAAAAGAATATGTGGAAGTACCAAACAAAACAGCAGTTGCAGTTGAAACGCGAAAAAATAATGATGATCCAGAAAGTTGTCTTTCATTACAAGCATTAGGATTAATCGTTAATCTTTGGTCTTACAACACTGAAGAATGGGAATTACATAAAACAGAACTGTACAAACGTTATGGAAAGAATAAAGAAGTATCTGTAAAAAATGCATGGAAAGAATTAATGGATGCTAATTACATCATTGAATATAAGTTTCGTGTGGGTAAGAAATGGGACTACGAATATTACTATCGTATCAAGCCATTCACAGCTGAAGAACGTGAAGAGATTCTTGCTTATGCCGAAAAAGAACACGGTCAAATTTGGGGACTTGATTTTCAAGACCTCAAAATGAAGACCTCAAAACCAAGAGATAAGAAAGATATTATAAAAAAAGACTTAATTAAAGAAAAAGAAGAAGAAGAAATTATAACTAACCCTGTCACTGAATCTATGATTCTTGATTTAATGAATTCAAAGATCAAAGAGCGAGAGATTACAAACCAAAAAACTATTAAAGCAATTCATGATGTTACTAGTAAATGCAAAGCAATCGGAACTACCGATCTAGTTGCTGCTGAAAACTATGTCATAAAGGTTGTGGAAGAAAAGATGTCTAAGCTTGGCCAGAAACAGAAAGTAAGACAAGGTAAAGCAAAAGTATCAGGTTCTAAATATGTACGTACTGAAATGGCCCCTGAGTGGTTAAAAGAAGATAATGAAGTAGTAACTGTGGAAGACAATGGACAAGCTACTGAAGATATAGAAGAAAACCAAAAACGTTTAGCTGAGTTACTAGGTAAAAACAGAAAAGAAGAGAGCTAAACAGCCCCCTTCCACATTGAGTAAAATAATGTAATATTTTACCGCTATAAATTGGAAAACATTTCTTTTACAATGAATGTAATTTAGAACGTTCCTTGATTGTCTTTTATCATTTTCATGAACAATAACAACTGATTACAAAAACGTTCTTTCTGAGCTTCGTTTAACGCCCCATACGTTGACCTAGCTTCAGAAATGACTTGTTGTATTGGTTCATCTTCGAAATTGTTTGAAAAGCCAACAAGGACGTCTAATGAGACGTTGAAAAAGGAAGCCATATTAGAAAGAGTTTCAATATCCGGCTGAAATCGTCCTGTTTCCCAATTTTTGATTTGGCTCTGACTAAGATTTAAAATCTCAGCCAATTCAATTTGTGTTAGATCACGCGATTTTCTCAATTGTCTTAGAGTTTTACCAAAAATTATCATAATAAATAAGTATAAACAGTACCTCCACACACCACTACAAATAGTCGTTTTATTAACGTTTATAGATTTTTAGTCACCAAACAACTAAATTAAAAATAAATATAGAACAAAGGTTCTGTTTTATGGTAAAATATTCATGCGCTAATAAATCATTAGTTAATATGAAATTTTACATGTAAAACGAAATCTTGATTTATAACAATAAAAAAACTTTCTCAACAATTATCAGGTGACCTAGTCATCAAAAATTAGAAAATTCGTGATAGTATTAAAAATAACTATAACGAACGAAAAAAAGACCCATATGAGCGCGTTCAAGAGGCGGCTGTCAAACTATCTCTTGAACCGTTCCCTAACTGGTACTTAGGAAACACTTTGCTACATACGAGTCACATCTAAGTATAACACAAAAACGCAATATTCTTTCCTCGTATTTTGTTTCCGACTTGAGAAAATTCGTTAGGACACGGTTTATTTTTTCTGGAAGGGGAAAATCATGCAACGAGTTATGAATCATTTATTAAGTAGAATGGAATCCCTAGGATATTCAAGAAGAGGTTTTGCTGAAAAACTTAAAGTGAGTCGTGAAAAGCTCAGAAGAGGGATTACATGTGAATATGAAATGGATGTAAAATTGTTCTTTGATGCTATTAATCTTTTATTTGAAAAGCAAAGCGAGAAAAGGGAAATTACTAGTGAATACTTTAGTAAATGTGAAAGTATATCGAATATTGAAGTTGGTTTAATATATTGCCAAGTTAAAGGTGAGTACGATCTTATGAATCACTTAATAACTAAAAATGAACAGAAAACTAATTTAGGAATATTCTTCAGCATATATAAACTTTTTAACAAAAGAAATAAGAACGAATTAAGAGGTAAAGAACTTTACAATGAATTAAGTAGCAAGCGCTTTTCCTCCAATCCACATTGTCAGGTGATGGTAAACATTCTATTAATGTTATCACTTGCGGATATGCCAAATAACAATGCAATCATTCAATATGTGGATGCAATGGAACAAAATTTAGAAAAACTACGAGAAGGTATTATTAAGGATTACTTACGCATGTTAGCTGATGAACGAAAAGCGTACATGTATTTATGGAGAGTGCAACTTGATGAATGTAGAGATACATGCTATAAAATAATCAACTCTTGCATAGATATTCCAATTATTCAAGCAACTGCCTTTTGTTGTTTGGGAGAAAGCTATCAATTTGAATCTCCATCTAAATCAATTGAATACATATCAAAGGCAATTGAAAAATTGGGAGAAGTTAATGTTCCTTTAAAATCTCAAAAATATGTAGCTTTTCAGTCAACACTTGCACATGTAAGGCTAAATTATGAGATTAATATTAAAGAGATTAATTTGTCGGCAATCCACAAGAACGAAAAAGCTAATTATGAATATAATTTTGGGGATCGGAAACTGGGATTGTCACTTTTTAAAGAAATGGAGATAGAAGGTTTTAGTCCTTTCCAACGATTTACTTATAGTAAATGTATTGGGAATTTAGAAGGCATTAAACAAGCCTTACTAGAATTTGAATTATCAGGATTAAGTTTCTATGGCCAGTTATGTAAGAACATACTAATGAGCAAAGGGGAATTACTACAATGAAAAAGAAACTAGTTGCACTAATGATGTGCGTAGGGGCATTTGGATTCGGAGTATTTGGAAATGTTGATAAAGTAGATCAGACAAGCCCGGTTAAGTATATGATGGTTGATCCGGGCGGCAGTTAATAAATTAATTTAATACAAATATCAGCAAAAGAAAGTCGTTACTTCGGTAGCGACTTTCAGTGCGTTTAAGGGGTGACACAAATAAAACACCAAATCGTAAAACTGTGTCACTTATATATCTTACATAAAAACTAGGGAGGAAAATTACTATGATGAATCAAGGGGCTGCATTACAAATGGAGAATGAAATTACTGTGGAGGACAAGTTACATATCATCTTAGAAAAAGCGGAGAACGGTGATCCACAGGCAATTGCACTTTTAGAACAAATTAATACTTTAACGAAATAAGAGCTTCGGCTCTTTTTTATTTTGTTTAAACTTAAAATTTCACATACCCGAATGAAAGTATTTTTAAAAGATTTAAAGGGAAAACAATTGCATGAAAGAATAAGTATGATAAAGTAGATTAATATAAACATAATCATTAACGTTAATGTAATTATTAATATAAACGTTAACGTTGTTGTTAATGTAAATTTAATGGAGGTATCAGAATGGCTTATAAATTAGCTTTCGTACAGAATAAAGGCGGCGTGTTAAAGTCTTCAATGACTGTAAATTTAGCTGGACTTTATGCGAAACAAGGTAAACGTGTTCTAATTGTGGATGCTGACCAACAAGGGAATTCACTGTTGTCTTTCGGGAAGAATCCGGACAAGTATCGTACTACATTGCACGATGTTTTAGTTCATTTTGCACCGGCAAGTGAAGCGATAGTTAATGTTCATGAGAACATCGATGTATTACCGTCTAATGAAATGATGAGCTTTTTAGATTTCGATATATTGCCTAACTTAGATAAATACATAAATCCATTTTTACTTTTAAAGGTGGCGTTAATGTCTGTGGAAGACGATTACGATGTAATCTTATTTGATAGCCCACCATCTTCAGGGTTAATACAAAGTAATGTAATTTGCTGTACGGATAAAATTATTATTCCTTTCCAACCGGAACAATATTCCGTACGATCACTAATAAAAATAATCGATGTAATTGGTCAATTTAAAAATAAACATAATCCTAATTTAGAGATTACTGGAGTTGTAGCTACATTAGTTCAAAAGAATACTAAGCTTCATACAGAAGCGATGAAACAAGCAAGTCGTTTTTGTGAGAAAGAAGGCATTCACTTCTTTAAAGCTAATATCCCTAGAACTATTCAATTTGCTAATTCGATTGCTTATAACCAATTACCACTTACACTTACTAAAAAAGATAATGAATTTGCATTTTATTATAAGAATTTATTTAAGGAGCTGAATGATTTTGAAGGAGCGCGAATTAGCTGATTTATTTGGAGAAAGTGCTACAAGAAGTGGTGAAGATGAACAGGGTAATAACGTTAACAACAATGTTAATGGTAATGTTAACGTTGATGAAGATGAAAACATTAATGAAAACGTTAA